GTGCCACGGCGTCCCGGTATTGAATATCTTCCCTCCGGGATTTTTTATGTTCTGGAGCTCTTGATAGACCATCTTCGTGCGCTCGCGCTCCGCCTTGGATACGCGATCCTGCACGTTAACAATGTCGTCTGTAAATATGCAGTCGAAGTGCTTACCTGTCAAAGATCCGCCCGTACCGATCCCGATCAACTGGCCCGTGCCCTTCGTGTCAATAGACAGATTCGTCGATACTTCCTGCGTCGATTTTGTCAGCATTTGCAGATTGACGCCGTAGATCGTCTGGACGAAATAATTGGTGTGCGGATCAGCCAGAATCTTCTGCACCTGTCGCAAAACCTCTTTGACGTCGGTGTCGGTTTTCCGCATGAACATTGTTCTTTGCCTCGCGAGCAGGATAATTCTCAGCGAAAGCGCTATTGAGTTGCACGTCGTCTTGTACGTACCGCGGCTTGACTGTAACGTCTTATCCTCGCGCCCGTAGGCCATTTCTTTAATCCATTCATTATGCAAAATGCCGAGCTTCGTAAAGCCCAGCATGTGACCGAATTTGTACGGCTTTTCTCGGAGAAAAGTAACCGCCTGCTCTTTATTCATTTTATATATACCTTACTGTATGACCCGTTGCCCATATCTTGGATTATATAAAACGAGCCCCCTTCTATCTCTCTAATCCATTTAACTTGGGCTTTATTCACAATTAACGGGTATTCCTTGCCATTTTCTTCTATTCTGAAGTATTGTATGTCGTCGTCAAAGCTAAATGACTCAATGTCATCCGTTTCAAGGACTTCTCCGTCTATAAAATGTATCTCAAACCTACTCGTCCTATTCATCCAGCACCATCCTTTCTACCTCATCGATCGTTGCCTGATCCACCTCTGATACCATAACCTTCTGCACCGGGTCTTGCCCGACGGTAGATCGTATTGTCTCAAAGGCCCGAATATTTCCTTTCATGGCCTGCTCAAATAGCTTTGCCGCGATAGCATCCGTGCCGAGAATCTTTTTCCCGGCCTTATCTGTGTATTTCTTTTCAAGCAGTATTTCAAGCGCTTTGCGAAGGTCTTTTTTATCCCTTCTCGCCTTCGCAGATGCCTTCCCGCCTTTCGACGCTTCTTCGACAGTTAGCTTATGTGCCTGTGGGATCAAGTTTTGTTCGTTTGCCATTTTACAAATCCTGGTATTCTGCTTCCTTTAATTCTGCTGCAAGCAAGCCTTCTTTGATGAACATAAACCCGCGAAAGCAAAAAGCTTTTTGTCCTTTGTCGTCGTGTGTAAGCATATATTGCAGCAGTTCATTGTTATCGTTGTCTGAATCTTTCGCTATTTCTTCAAGGGTTTCACCGGAGTAAAATAACTCTTTCTCTATTTTACCCCCCCCCTTGTAATATAAACATAAGTCCATTTTAACCGTCATGCTTTTCTCATTCCCCATATCTTTTCTCCCCTTTGAAGCGCATCGTAAATCTTCAGCTCGTGCCTCATCTTCTTCAGCCGCTTCTGATAGTCCGTCTTTAGCTTCTCGGACTTGGTCTTGGAGATGGCCGTTGCCAGCCGCTGCATCTCGTTTATGTACTGTTCTCTTGGGCTCATTTTATCCCTCTACTTTTATTGCCTTTTTCCCAGTAAAGTTCTCCCACCTCTGTATAATCACGTCGCAATACTTAGGATCGAGTTCGGACATGAAGCACTTTCTGCCCGTTTGCTCGCAACCAATCAGTGTTGATCCTGAGCCGCCGAAGAGATCCAGCACATTGTTCCCTTTCTTGCTGGAGTTTATTATAGCCCTCGCCACAAGCGGCACAGGCTTCATTGTCGGATGCTCGTCTGATCGCTTCGGACGCTCGAAATCCCACACATCGCACTGTTTTCTGTCCTCCAGCGGACAAAGGCGAGACTCGCCAGCCTTCCAGCCGTACCAAATCGGCTCGTACTTTGTATGGTAGTCCTTCCTTGAAAGCACCAGCTGGTCTTTGTTCCAAATGATGGTAGAACTCCAATGGTAATCATTTTCCGCCAGCGTAAGCATCATATTTCCCCACTCCTGTGCCGACATAACGACATAAGTCATGCACCCCGCCTTTGATGCGTTGTTCATTGCCTTAAACGCATTGTGCATGAATTCCCTGAAGTCCTCGGTCGACATGGAGTCGTTCATAATTTGTCGTGGTTTATAGCTTGGATGATTTTGCTGTGCTCCATAGTTGACATTCCACGGCGGATCTGTAAATACCATATCTGCCTTCTCGCCATTCATCAGCCTGTCCACCGTCTCAATGCAGGTGCTATCTCCACAAATCAGTCGGTGGTTTCCGAGTTGCCATGTATCGCCCAGCTTACACCTTGCCTCAACATCTTCAGGTACTTCATCCTCGACAATCTCTAATGGCTCATCAGCAAGCTCAACCTCGAAGCCGAACTGTTCCATATCGATGTCAAATATATCATTCAGCTCGCCGCTGAGAATGTCAAAATCCCATTCGCTCTCATTCGTTTTATTATCCGCCAACCGAAGCGCCTTTATTTGCTCTTCCGTCAAATCATCGGCACGAACACAAGGCACGCTTTCAATGCCCAGCTTCTGCGCCGCCAAAAGCCTGCCATGCCCAATTACCAATATATTGTCTTTATCGACCACAATCGGCTGACGAAACCCAAACTCCTTAATACTATTGGCAATATGCTCGACCTGAGCTTCCGGGTGTTTCTTCGCATTTTTCTTGTAGGGCTTTAAATCTTTTACTGCAAGATACTCAATCTTCAGCTCCATCTGGCCCTCCGTACTCATTTATTTTTGTCTGCAACGGGTAAATATTGATCGTGCAATTCTTACAGTTTTTGATCGTTACCTGCGCCGGGAATCCGTCGTACGCATCTACCAAAGCTTCGACTTTTTCCTGCGCTTCTTCAAATCCTTCTGTTTCAACATTTACTTTTATCGTGTCTTCTTTCATGCTATTCTCAAATCAAAAGTGTTATAGATCGCGTTCCCCATTGTCTGAACGAACTGCTCGTTATTGGCTAAGTCTCCACGTCCAATATGCACGCACATCGCGTGAACAATCTCGTGGCAGATAGTCTCGCGCTTCTGCGCGTCCGCCATTTTTGCGTTGATCGCTATCTCGTTTTTAATATAGTCTATCTGACCGAAATGTGTCGCGTCAGAATCAAACGAGTCCTCTTTTTCGATGATCGTATACGGCACTCCGCAGACAACTACCTTCTGTCCATTGTACATTCTTCACTCCAATCCGGGTACACCCTCTGAAGGTGCCTCTTAATGATTCCGCGCGCAATTTCTTTTTCTTCTTCCGTCCCCCAAGACTCATACAGTCTCTTATGGAACTTACAGCAGGAAAACATGTTCCGGGCCTCCTGCTTCCCGCCCTGTGCCAGCGGCCTGTAATAACCGATCACAGTCTTGGTCTTAATCACAGGCTGTCTAATATCACGCTTTCCGCAAAGTAAACAAATCTTTTCCATGTATACAGTATAACATCCCTCGTTCCTTCTGTCAATTCTTCCACCATCCGATTGACACCTCGCCGGTGGTGCTGTTGCTAAGGATCTGAACAGTGCAATTCTCGATAATCTCCTCTTTATCAAACACCGAGACAGATGGGTTCCCTCCGTTCATCGTCTGCTCCAGTGTAGCGATGCACTGCCTGGATTGCAGATCAATCACCAATGGGCATTCGTAGCAGTGTGTTTTCCCGTCGGCGTCAAACGCGCTGTAAATCTCGCACAGTTCCTTTTGCTTTTTCGTCATTCTTCCTCCAATCTGTACCGCGCGAAGTTAACAACCTGTCCGTCCCGGTTTACGGAGCTCGCCATTTCCATCTTGATCTTGTGTCCGTCTCTCCTCAGATCGTATATCCTTGCGCTGAGCCGCATACAGCCAAAAACTTGTAAGGCGTCCAGCGGCGTTATTTCTCCCATGATCTGCATATATTCAAGTATCTGCTGTTTCTGTGTCTTCATCCACGACCTCCACATAATTCAGCTTTTCCATCGGCAACAGCAAAACGGTGCATAGCTCGTTGCAAATCCTGAACACCCCATTACTCCACTCGAAATCATGTGAATCAAAATCATACTCTTTCACGCATTCCGATCCGAACGTGAATCCCCTGTCAGTTATTCTCCCAGTTGCAAGATTCAGGAACACTCTTATTTTTTTCACGCTGTTTCACCTCCGCTCTCCTCAATCCTCGCGATTACATCGTCCGCAGTCAACCAGCCCTCTACTGAGTCCCCACAGGGCCGGACGATTGTTCCCATGATTTCCAGCAACCCTCGTTCCGCTCCATAGCTTCCGCGATGGCAGATAACATCCCAGTCCCTGCGCTCCCGGCTGGGAACGCAAATCTGATGGAACTCCATTTGCTCATATACTACGTAATGTTTGCCGTCTCTCTCGATGGATACCAGTTTATCCTCCTTGTCTTCTCTTTCATAAGGGATATTTTTGTCTTTGAGGTATTGCTCCACCTTATTCAACTGCGTCAGGTCTCTCATCTTTTTCTCCTTCCACCTCTTCTTCATATATCGGAAAAGGGCAATCCCGATAGAAACTCTCTCTTCCACTTCCCTCATTTTTGGCTCCAATCATACATTTATGCTTTTTCATAGAATACCACACACAGTCTCCGCAACAATATATTCGCCTGTATTCTCTACTCATCCTCTTCTCCTCTCCCTCAAAAATTGCCCAACAATATCCGCATCTCTATCAGCATAGGACAAATGCTCTTTTGCTCTTGCTTTTCGATATATCACCAAATATCTCTCGTGTCTTTTTACTGCCCTAATTACTTCGAATGGATTATCGGATAGCGGCAATATTTCCCACCCATTTGTAATCAGCCAATTTTTAAACTGCTCTGTTTTGGAGATATGCAGTTTGTGTCTGTTTGCCATCCTCTTCTCCTTTCGGCCCGTTCTCTTCGTAGACCTTTTTCAGTGCCTCTATCATCTGGCACAGGACGGCATACTTGGCCTTGGTCTCGACCAACTCGTCATAGAGCCGCCGTTTGATCTTAACGTA